CAGTCTGTCGCTGCTGACCCAGAATAATGATGCATAAAGCGGCTATTTCGCCGCCTAAGAAAAAGATCGGGGGAAGTGAAAAATTTTCTAAAGTTCGAAATTCAGGTGCCGATACAAGGGTTACGGTGAGAAACCGTGGGCAACAGCCCAATAACATCAAGTTGTAATTGATAAGGAAAAGATCATGGCACAAGTCATTAATACAAACAGCCTGTCGCTGTTGACCCAGAATAACCTGAACAAATCCCAGTCCGCTCTGGGCACCGCTATCGAGCGTCTGTCTTCCGGTCTGCGTATCAACAGCGCGAAAGACGATGCGGCAGGACAGGCAATTGCTAACCGTTTTACCGCGAACATTAAAGGTCTGACTCAGGCTTCCCGTAACGCTAACGACGGTATCTCCATTGCGCAGACCACTGAAGGCGCGCTGAACGAAATCAACAACAACCTGCAGCGTGTGCGTGAACTGGCGGTTCAGTCTGCTAACAGCACCAACTCCCAGTCTGACCTCGACTCCATCCAGGCTGAAATCACCCAGCGCCTGAACGAAATCGACCGTGTATCCGGCCAGACTCAGTTCAACGGCGTGAAAGTCCTGGCGCAGGACAACACCCTGACCATCCAGGTTGGTGCCAACGACGGTGAAACCATCGATATCGATCTGAAGCAGATCAACTCTCAGACCCTGGGTCTGGATTCACTGAACGTGCAGAAAGCGTATGATGTTTCTGCGACAGACGTTATCAGCTCTACCTATAGTGATGGTACTCAGGCGCTTACGGCACCAACTGCAACTGATATTAAAGCTGCATTAGGCAACCCGACAGTAACTGGCGATACATTGACTGCCGCCGTATCCTTTAAGGATGGTAAATATTATGCCACTGTAAGTGGTTATACCGATGCGGGGGATACTGCCAAAAATGGTAAATATGAAGTTACCGTTGATAGTGCTACAGGGGCTGTATCATTCGGTGCTACTCCAACTAAATCTACTGTTACAGGTGATACCGCTGTTACTAAGGTACAGGTTAATGCTCCTGTAGCAGCAGATGCTGCCACGAAAAAAGCCTTACAAGATGGGGGCGTTTCATCTGCGGATGCAAATGCCGCGACATTGGTCAAAATGTCTTATACCGATAAAAATGGTAAGACAATTGAAGGCGGTTATGCGCTTAAAGCTGGCGATAAGTATTACGCTGCAGATTACGATGAAGCGACAGGAGCAATTAAAGCTAAAACCACAAGTTATACTGCTGCTGACGGCACTACCAAAACAGCGGCTAACCAACTGGGTGGCGTAGATGGTAAAACCGAAGTCGTTACTATCGACGGTAAAACCTACAATGCCAGCAAAGCCGCTGGTCATGATTTCAAAGCACAACCAGAGCTGGCTGAAGCAGCCGCTAAAACCACCGAAAACCCGCTGCAGAAAATTGATGCCGCGCTGGCGCAGGTGGATGCGCTGCGCTCTGATCTGGGTGCGGTACAAAACCGTTTCAACTCCGCTATCACCAACCTGGGCAATACCGTAAACAACCTGTCTGAAGCGCGTAGCCGTATCGAAGATTCCGACTATGCGACCGAAGTTTCCAACATGTCTCGCGCGCAGATTCTGCAGCAGGCTGGTACTTCCGTTCTGGCACAGGCTAACCAGGTCCCGCAGAACGTGCTGTCTCTGTTACGTTAATTTATTTCGTTTTATTCAGCCCCGTGAATTCGGGGCTTTTTCATTCAGCATAGATGAATATATCTTTATGGAATGTATGGCTGTAAATGATATTTCCTACGGGCGAGAGGCTGAAATATGGCCGCGGGATTATTCTATGCTTGCTCGTCGAGTTCAATTTCTACGTTTTAATGATATCCCTGTTCGATTGGTGAGTAATAATGCCCGGATAATCACAGGCTACATTGCGAAGTTTAATCCGAGGGAAAATTTGATTCTGGCTTCGGATAAACCTAAAGGAAATAAGCGCATTGAAGTTAAATTAGAGTCTCTGGCAATTCTTGAAGAGTTATCAGGTAATGACGCTTTTAATCTTTCGCTGGTGCCAGCTAACGAATTTAATCTTCAGCAATATACTCCATCAAGAAGAGATTATTTCTCGATTTGCAATAAGTGCTATAAACAGGGAGTCGGTATCAAAATCTATATGAAGTATGGACAGGTTTTGACTGGCAAAACGACAGGCGTAAATGCGTGTCAGGTTGGTGTGAGGACATCCAATGGCAATCATATGCAAGTTATGTTTGACTGGGTGAGCAGGATCACGTCTTCGGACTACGCTGAATAACGCCTACGGTAATAAAAAATTCCGTGAAAAAATATTGCTCCTGGAGGAACAGAGACCATTCGACAGCGCATAGATAGTTTCGCCGCTGCTCGTGCCACTACGGCCAGGACGCTTAAAGCAGCTGACAGAAAAGAATTGATCATTAAGCTTCGCAAAGAAGGTCTGCTGAATCTTCGTAAATCTATGGATACCGTAGCCCAACATCCTGGCGTCTCACGGGCAACTGCTTATCTTTATGCTCGACAGTCTGACTGCGAGCTTTGCCCCAGCCAGGCAGGACTCTCAGTGAGTGTTCTATTTTCTTTGACTCTCGTATTCCAATTCTTTCGGGAGTTATTGGTGAGACTTTTGGCGTTTTGCCCTGTCACCCATTGCGTCATTTGACGTCAATGCCCGTGAGGCTCTCAGCAATCCTCACCAGGCGGCAATAGATGTAAAAAAGCCCGCAGGGCTTGTGTCATGCGGGCTTTCTGTACTTCACCGGACGTATCCGGATCATGATTTGGTGGAGCTGGCGGGAGTTGAACCCGCGTCCGAAATTCCTACATACCATTTTTACCCTAACAAAAACATACATTTACTTTTTAAATCATTATGTTATCTATTTCTGTATCTGTCGGGTTTTATGGCGTTTTAAGGCTCTGCCGCCAATGTGCCGCCACTATTTTTTGGTTTTTATCCTTCCAGGATTTTGAACGTCTTGGATGCAAACTTCTAGCTTGTAAAAATCTGTCAGTTGATAAACGCTCACTATCTCCTCATCTAATTGGTCTAAGATATCCCATTTTTTACCTCTTCTTAGATATTTACTAAGTTTTTCTGTGCTTGATATTGATTGGCGTTCAGGAATGTATTCTATGGATTTAAGAACTTGCCATGATAAAGGAGGGGTGCATACAAACTGTTTGGCAAGATGTGGGCAATAATCATGGCGCTTAACATCGCTATGGTTAATTTGGGGAGGGAATACAACATTCAAGCCCTTGTAACCATAGTATCCACTATCGATTTTTGTTGTATGGTATGCAATGCCGATTATTTTATGTTCAGCTTGTCGACTTATCCACTGCATTAACAAATTAGGAATAACGTATTCTTGAATAAAAATGGCATCTTGTTGTTTGTTCAAATAATTGCAGGATAATATTAGAGGCCATAAAGCGACGAGTGATAATGCTAATTTGAAATTTTTCGGTTGATTTTTATTTCTAAAATTTGATGTGATATCAATCAGCGCCTCGATATTTAGATTCAAAATCATCTCTTCCGGATGAGTTTGCGACGTATAGAAAGCAGAAACAAAAAGTTTGTTAAAGTCAGGCCTATTCATCTCTCTCCAGCAAACGTATAAGGATGCGCCTAAATATAAGCATGGGAGTCCTGCTACTGAATATCTTTGATTTCGAACTAAATGACGTTGGCTGAAGGGGATGTGAAAAATCTCTTCTCTTTTTGTTAAGTAATTATCAGATTTTCTTACTCTGTATAAAGGGGTCTCTGAATTGCAAATTGCACTCAACCGAGTACTTATGTTTGTTAAGTGAATAGATGTATGTTTCGATTTCAACATTTTTTCGAATTTATCGTATGAGGCTTTGATATCTCCTGATAGAAATGCTTCTAGAGTTTGTGATATCCCCCTTTCAAGTGAGTCAAATACGTCTAAGCAATTTTCTAATTGAGAAGAGTTTTCATAATTTGAATTATTGATATGTTCTTCAATGTGTATTTTGATTGCTTTGCATTTTTCAATGAAATCGCTTACTAAGCTTTGGTTTTCTTCAATCTCTACAGGCAACTTGAAAAGTTTTCGACCTTTAAATGAATCGAAAAAGTTGGTAATGGAGTCGTCATTGCTGTAATCAGATTTCATCTAACCCATCCTAGATTATTGAGAGGATTTTTTGTAACTGCATCTTCTAAATGGTCAGGTGCAAAATGAGCATAAATCATCGTCATTTTAATATCGGCATGGCCCAGAATATCGCGCAATACAAGGATGTTTCCGCCGTTCATCATAAAGTGGCTGGCGAAGGTATGGCGCAGGACGTGGGTGCACTGGCCTTCGGGAAGTTCGATGCCTGCCCGTTTTATGGCCCGTTCAAAGGCTTTTCTACATGGAGTGAATAACTTTCCCCGGTTTCTTGGGATTTCGTCATACAGGTCCTGTGATATCGGGACGGTGCGGTTTTTTTTGCCTTTGGTCTTGGTGTAGGTGATCCGGTATTTGGATACCTGATGCCCCTGCAAGTTTTCCGCCTCACTCCAGCGCGCGCCGGTCGAAAGGCATATTTTTGTGATCATCAGCAGGCTGGGACTTTGCGAATCAGCGCATGCATCAAGAAGGCGTTTGATTTCATCAGGTGCCAGGAACGCCAGCTCACCCTCGGCAATTTTAAACGTAGGCAGCCCGGCGAGCGGATTGGGCGCCGACCAGTGGCCCAGTTTTTTTAAAGTCCCGAACACAGAGGACAGGTTGCGTTGTTCAAGATTCACCGTTCGGGGTTTGACTGGCGACATAAGCGCGCCATCCTCGCTGCGGACCTCACCTTTTAAACGTGCCTCGCGATATTTCGTAAAGTCACCCGCGGTTAACTCTGAGGCAATGGGATCACCCAAGCCATGGCAAATAATGCTGAGCTTTGACATTAGCCGTTTGGGATCTGCCAGCGTCTGCCCATAAAGTGAATGCCATTGCTCAATCACTTCTGACAATTGCCGGCGATCGTCCTTCTCGCCCAGCCATGGTTTTTTGTTCACCTCATCCATGGTGAAGTTTTCAAATGCTATGGCCTCGCCTTTCGTCGCAAACTGTTTGCGTATGGCCTCGCCTTTCGTCGCAAACTGCCCAAACTGTTTGCGTACGCGTTTGCCATCACGCCCGCTTGGGTAGCACTCGCACAACCATTTTCCGTTCGGCTGCTTTCTGATCGTCATATCAAAGGCTCTTAATTATTTTTAGAGCGCGCCCTACAACCGCAATATCACTAAGGCTGCACTCAAACGATGATTCATCTTGATGCACAACTAATCTGTTACCAGGTAGGCGTGTTAATTTCACAATGCTTTTTATTCCATCGATATCTACTAACCACATGCCGTTTACTGGCAGGGTTTGGCTACGGTCTACCAGGTAAGAATCGCTATCTGTGTTAACAAGCAGTAGGTCATCTGCTCCGGAGGGAATCAGACTGCTATCAATCACTGCTTTACCACCTTCAGCGAGTGAACCACCACTAAGGATAGCTTTGTCGATTTCCGGCGAAACAAGTTCAGAAAGTGGCTTAACTTTGCTTGAGTTCACTAAATTGATATCTTTTTTTGGATCAATATTTGAACCCGGATCACCCTGGCCGGTTGTCAGCCACAGTAGGGAAACTCCGGTTTCCAAAGCACACTGGATCACCCATTCTGCCGGAAAACTATCTCTTAAGTATCTGTTTGCCATAGTGCTTTTTGAAGCGCCTAAGTGATCGCACAGTTGCTGTCTGGACTTAAAGTTATAGGCAGCCATCAGCCTATGGATAGCCTCTCTACCCCCAGTATTCTCTCCAGCCTTTACCTGTATCATTTATTAACCCTATTGACGTATCAAATATTGGATCGTAGTATCTCGACAGTTCCATTATTGAATCGTATAAAACAAGATAAGACGACGTGAACCAAATCTTAACCGAGAGATACTGCACTATGAGCACTGAGATTTCAATTCGAGTACCCAAAGTGATTGCCACCCCGGCAGAATTTGCTGAGTGGGAGGGCTATTCCCGCGGCTCCGTTTACCAAATGATTCACAACGGTAAACTTGCTAACTACATTGAAAAGAAAGAAAAAAATAAAGGTCGTGTGTTCATTTTATACCTCAAGTACAAAAAGGATCAGGCGAGCAAAAACATGGACAAGTCTGCATTCAATTACAACGTTGTAGTTGGTTGTTAAGTTCAATTATGTGAACTTTCGAGGTATGAAACATGTTTGATTATAAGATTTCCAAACATCCACACTTTGAAGAGGCCTGCCGGGCTTTCGCACTGCGTCACAACATGGCGAAGCTGGCAGAACGCGCGGGAATGAATGTCCAGACGCTGCGCAACAAGCTGAACCCGGACCAGCCGCATCAGCTCACACCGCCTGAAATCTGGCTGCTTACCGATCTCACTGAGGACTCAACCCTGGTTGATGGCTTCCTGGCACAGATTCACTGCCTGCCATGTGTGCCGATGAACGAAGTGGCAAAAGAGAAGTTGCCGCACTACGTCATGAGCGCCACCGCTGAAATCGGGCGAGTTGCCGCCGGTGCCGTTACTGGCGATGTGAAAACAACCGCCGGGCGCCGTGACGTGATCAGCAGTATCAATTCAGTAACTCGTCTGATGGCACTGGCTGCCGTTTCCATGCAGGCCCGCCTGCAGGCCAACCCCGCAATGGCAAGTGCGGTGGACACCGTAACGGGCCTTGGCGCTTCGTTCGGCATTATCTGAGGTGAACATGGAAGAGAAAAATAAAGGCAGCAAACACGCTAATAACTCCTGCTGCCTATGTGCATGTGAAAAGTGTGATCAGGTCCTTAATTCAGCTTCTGAGGCGTTAAAAAACCGCTTAAAAGCTGAGCGAGAGACATTTTTACTTCTGCTTCAACGCCTGCGGTCGCAGCATGTTGATTAACGGTAGCGGTCTGAAGGATTTTAATAATTTGATTTTTTTGTTCTTCGGAAAGAACAGAAAAAATAGCTTGCAGCAGGATTGAGTGGGCGAGGACATCGACTCTGGTTTGATTACCTGCCTCAGTAAGGACGTTAGTTAACTGTTTAAGAGCTTCGTTCTGTTGTTCGTTATTTTTCATGTCTTTTCCTTTCTGGCTGTGTGGAAACACCAGAATACCACGGGCCGGGCGTGGTTAAACATCCCGGCACATATTGGAGGGGTTATGGAAGAACCAAGTTTTGCATCATTATTGAAAAAACAAAGTCCAGCTATGCACTGCGGCCATGGCTGGATTATCGGGAAAGATGGCAAGCGCTGGCACCCGTCCCGCTCTCAGGATGAACTGCTGGCAGGGCTGACCACTACCAAACGGGGGAAACCATGGCTATTGAAGGCGCTGCGGCGACTGTTCCATTAAGCCCGGGTCAACGTATGGAAGGGCTGAACCGAATAGCGGAATTAAGGGCGAATGTGTTTGGTCTGAATATTGAGCCAGAGCTTGAAAGGTTTATTAAAGATATGCGCGACCGCCGCGATATAAACCATAAACAAAATGAGCGGGCACTGGCAGCCATATTCTTTATGGCAAAAATTCCGGCAGAACGTCACGGCGTCAATATTAGTGATCTGACTACTGACGAAAAGCGGGAACTGGTGAAAGCAATGAATCATTTTCGTGCAGTGGTGAGCTTATTTCCCAAACGGCTAACCATGCCGAATTAACCCACAACAGAAATTAATGGCGTAAACCCGCCGGGCATTCTTTTGCCCAAATTCAGGAGAAAAAACAATGCAGAACGAATTACCAAAAATGTTTGCACCAGAAACCGACCAGCTTATGGCGGTGATCGATATTGCCAAACGTGAGGAGCGCAAAGGACGCGCGCTTGCAGTTTCAATCCGTCTTGAGGCGCTGGCAACCCATATCGCCAACAAAGGGTTAAACGGTATTGAAGCGGCTGAACTGCTGCGCCGTGAAGCTACCCGCTACGAAAACGAATCCCAGGAGCTGCACTAATGGCTGACTCTATGGATCTCGTACAGCAGCGGGTGGAAGAACAGCTGCAGCGCCACATCCACAATGCCCGTATCCGAAAAGTTGGGGCTTCCTCACTGGAGTGTGAAAGCTGCGGAATAGTCATTCCCGAAGAACGCCGGGCCGCCATGCCGGGCTGTGATCTCTGCGTTACCTGTCAGGAAATCGCAGAGCTTAAAGGTAAACACTACAACGGAGGCGCTGTATGAGCACCATCCTGAAATGGGCGGGAAATAAAACCGCCATCATGCCGGAACTGATTAAGCACCTTCCTGCTGGCCCGCGACTGGTTGAACCTTTCGCGGGTTCATGCGCTGTAATGATGGCGACAGACTATCATCATTATCTTGTCGCGGATATTAATCCTGATTTGATTAATCTTTACCTGATGATCCAGAAAGACCATGAGGCTGTCATTCAAATAGCGAGGGAGTTATTTAAAGGTTTTAATTCGGATGTTCAGTATTACCGTGTCCGCCAGCATTTTAATTACTCCATTTCTAATGAGGTAGAAAAGGCGGCATATTTTCTGTATTTAAATCGCCATGGCTATCGTGGCCTTTGCCGTTATAACCAGAAGGGTGAATATAACAATCCATACGGACATTATAAAAAACCGTACTTCCCTGAAAATGAAATACGCACTTTTGCCGTGAAAGCTAAACGTGCAATGTTTATTTGTGCCAGCTTTGAGGAAACACTGGCGCTGCTGCAGGCTGGTGATGTTGTTTATTGTGATCCGCCATACGATGGCACATTTAGCGGTTATCACACTGCCGGTTTTACAGTGGACGACCAGTATCATCTGGCGTCTATTCTTGAGCGCAGGTCATCAGAAGGGCATCCGGTTATCGTGTCCAACAGCGACACGTCCCTGACCCGTTCGATTTATCGTAACTTTACCCGCCATCGTATCATTGCAAAGCGCAGCATGGGTGTGGCTGCCGGTGATGGTAAATCTGCAGCAGAAATCATCGCCACAAAATCAGCAGGCTGGTTTGGTGTCGATTTGGCGTCTGGTCCAGATATCTCGGTGGAAACTGAGGTGCGGGCGTGGCAGTGAGTAAATTCACATTACATAATGCACCAACCACCGGCGGCTCGAATGAGGCCGCCGTGGCCTTTTCATGGAATAACCCCAAAAAAGCAGTTAACCCATATCTGGACCCGGCGGACGTTGCGCCGGAGTCTGCGCTTTCAAACCTGATCGCTCTTTACGCTGCGGATAACGAGCAGGAGCAGCTGCGCCGTGAGGCGCTGAGCGATGAGGTCTGGGAACGCTATTTCTTCAATGAATCCCGTGATCCTGTCCAGCGCGAAATGGTGCAGGACCGGCTGATTAGTCGTGCCAAAATGGCGCGCGAGCAGCAGCGTTTTAATCCTGATCTGGTTATTCTGGCTGACGTTAACGCCATGCCACCACACATCAGCAAGCCTTTGCTGGAACGGATTAAATATTTCCATAGCCTGGGCAGAGAAAAGGCTTATTCCCGCTACCTGCGTGAAACCATCAGGCCCTGTCTTGAGCGGCTGGAGCGCGTGCGTGACAGCCAGGCGTCTGCATCTTTCCGGTTCATGGCAAGCCATGATGGGCTGGAGGGACTGCTGGTACTGCCTGAAATGAATCAGGATCAGGTTAAGCGCCTTTCCACACTGGTTGCGGCACATATGAGCATGTGTCTTGATGCGGCCTGCGGTGATTTGTTTGTCTGTGACGATGTTAAACCAGAAGAAATCCGCCAGGCATGGGAAAGGGTTGCCTCAGAAGCCATGCGCCTTGAGGTCATCCCGCCTGCCTTTGAGCAGTTGCGCCGCAAAAAGCGCCGTGCCTTTGAGCAGTTGCGCCGCAAAAAGGCGCCGCAAAAAGCGCCGCCGCAAGCCGGTGCCTTATGAACTGATCCCACCGTCGCTGGCGCGTATGCTGTGCGCGGACTGGTGGTATCGCAAACTTTGGCAGATGCGCTGTGAGTGGCGGGAGGAACAGCTGCGAGCCGTCTGCCTGGTTAACAAAAAAGCGTCCCCGTATGTCAGCTATGAAGCCGTGATCCACAAACGCGAGCAGCGCCGCAAATCGCTGGAGTTCTTCCGTTCGCATGAGCTGGTCAACGAAGACGGCGACACGCTGGACATGGAAGATGTGGTGAATGCCAGCAACAGCAACCCGGCACACCGCCGTAATGAAATGATGGCCTGTGTTAAGGGACTGGAGCTGATAGCGGAAATGCGCGGAGACTGCGCTGTGTTTTATACCATCACCTGCCCGTCACGCTTCCACGCAACCCTCAACAACGGCAGACCTAATCCGAAGTGGACCAGTGCCACTGTCCGGCAGAGCAGTGACTATCTGGTTGATACGTTCGCTGCTTTCCGCAAGGCAATGCACAAGGCCGGGCTGCGCTGGTATGGCGTCCGCGTTGCAGAGCCGCACCATGACGGCACCGTGCACTGGCATCTTCTGTGCTTTATGCGCAAAAAAGATCGCCGTTCCATCACCGCGCTGCTGCGTAAGTTTGCCATCCGTGAAGACCGCGAGGAGCTGGGCACCAATACCGGTCCGCGCTTCAAGTCCGAGCTAATCAACCCGCGCAAGGGCACGCCGACAAGCTACATCGCCAAATACATCAGTAAGAACATCGACGGACGCGGGCTGGCTAAAGAAATCAGCAAAGAAACCGGCAGATCACTGCGTGACAGCGCCGAGCATGTCAGCGCCTGGGCGTCGCTGCACCGTGTCCAGCAATTTCGTTTCTTTGGTATTCCGGGGCGTCAGGCATACCGCGAGCTGCGCTTGCTGGCAGGTCAGGCGGCGAGAGTACAGGGCGAACGCAAAGCGGGTGCGCCGGTACTGGATAATCCGCGTCTGGATGCGGTACTGGCAGCTGCGGACGCAGGTTGCTTTGCCACCTACATCATGAAACAGGGCGGTGTACTGGTTCCCCGCAAACATCACCTTGTCCGCACGGCTTATGAGCTTAACGACGAACCGAGCGCCTACGGTGATCACGGTATCCGTATCTATGGCATCTGGTCCCCGATTGTAGAGGGCAAGATTTGCACGCACGCGGTGAAGTGGAAAAAGGTTCGCAAGGCCGTTGACGTTCAGGAGGCGGTAGCCGACCAGGGCGCTAGC